TCTAAAAATGTTTCGTAAGGAACATCAAGCGCGTTGCAGATTTTCTTGTACTCCACAACATCAAGGTTTTTTCTTGCTCCAGTGCATATATCCGATATAGCACTTGCCGATATGCCCGTTGTGTTTGCAAGAAAAGCCTGTTTGATGCCCCTATCCTGCAAGTATTGCCCTATCCGCTTTCCTACTTCCATATAATCTCCTTTCCGACTACGATTTTTTCGTATGTCTATACACACATATTACTACGATTTTTTCGTATGTCAAGATATTTTTCAAAATTTACTACATTTTTTTCGTATTATCTCCGATAAATGATGTATAATGAATTTTGAAAGGAGCGCAAAACATGAACAGGATCGATTATGAAATAAGGGAAAACGTCAGAAAAGCCTTGATTGAATGTCGAGAAGAAAAAGGGATATCCCAACTTGACCTTGCGAAAGATTTAGACTCAAAGCCGACAACCATAGCATCATGGGAACAAGGAAAGTCTCTCCCTAGTATTCAGATGCTTTATAGGCTAGCAAAATATTATGGAAAGTCAATCGCTTATATGTATGGAGAAGAACATTGATGCGCAGGAGCAATGGCACGGGTACGATTGCAAAACTGCCGGGCAATCGCCGCCGCCCTTATGCCGTAAAAATAACTACGGGATATAGTGAAAAAGGCACACAACAGTACAAGTATCTCTCATACCACCGCACATATAGGGAAGCCTTGCAAGCACTCAACCGATACATTGACGATCCTTACACGCTAACATCGGTAACGCTTGCCGCCCTATATAATGAATGGATAGCATTGCAGGACGGGAAAGCGGACGGAACACTCCGGGCATACGAAACCGCATACAAGAAGTTAAAGCCACTACATAATGTCAATGTCGGACAGATAGACCGTTTAACGCTTCAACACTTCTATGATTCTCTGCCCGGAACCGTCAACAGTGCGGTTAACGTGCGGAAACTATTGCAAAATCTAATTAAGTATGCCGTAAAACGTGGTTATTTGCCCATTTCCGCCCTTAATCTTCACAAGGTAATTGAGATATCAGACAAACCCGAACCGCGCAAGATTGACCGCAAAATCATCACGGATGAGGAACGTTCTCATTTGTGGGAGTTATCAAGGACAAGCGAAACCGCAAAGATAATTCTCTTTTATATATACACGGGATTGAGATATTCAGAATTGTTTGAACTTCAAGAAGAAAACTGTTACCCCGACCACTTGGAGATAGTGAAAGCCAAAACGAAAGCCGGAGTGCGTGTTGTTCCTCTGTCAGACAAGGCAAAAAGTCTGCTGCCAATTCAGCGTGTACCCGAATACGGAGTGTTTAACCGATACTTCAAGGAGTTTTTGCCCGGTCATCACGTCCACGATACACGGCATACATTCACAACCTTACTCGCCCAAGCCGGAGTTGACGAGCGGACTATTAAGGCGATAATCGGACACTCTGCCAAAGACGTAACCGATCACTATACGCATATAGAATTGTCTGTGATGTTGGAAGCTGTGAATAAGATATGATGTTATATAACGTGTAATATAACGTGTAATATAACGAAAAAATAACATAACGTTATTAAACGTCATAAAACAACGTAAATTTGGGCATTTGCTTATATTGAAATTGCCTTTTTCGTTCATCTCTGATTATTACAATAGCGGATTTATGCGGTTATCTGATATGTTTGTTATATAACCCGTAACATAAAAAATGAGCCGCCCGGCATTACCCGAAAGCGGCTCTATATAAGGGAAGATAAATAAAGGGAAGCGTTATAATAGAAAAATGTTTTTGCTGTTTTTGGCGCATATCCACCCAGATGGGATCTGTACCCACGTTGCGGATCCGGTTGACTGAATGGCCTTCACCGTCACTCTGGTCCCTCTTCGTAGCACCGATGAACCACTCGGAGAAATAAAAGCGTGTTTCTGTCCGTCTGCGGTTAATTGATTATACGGAACTGTATCGCCGTTTGGCTCTGTCCTGATGTTCAAGTCTTGCTGTGTGGTGTACGTTTTGCCGACTTGCCACTGTGAAGGTAATTCCCCGGTGTCATAAATCTGCAAGTTGTAACTTTCAACAGTCCGACATAAGGTGTTCACATAAGTTGATGAAGTCGCATAGCCGTCTGCTTTCAGGTATTCCGCATACATACGATAGGTTGTGGCGGTTTTAAGGTTAGTATAGCGTTTGGTAGAGATAAAATCATAATAACCTGCCACTCCTGCCGCCATATCGGGATAAGCTCTGAACTTGTCCTTGATTGTGGTTAGTACACCAACTTTGTACTCTTCTTTAGTGTTGAATGTGGCATATGCACCCTTCCAACCGCTACCGCATTTCAGACCGAAGTAGTTATGATACTTCTCGGACAACTGCGACTTGCCGAAATTGCTCTCGATAATGGCTTGTGCTATCACTGTCGAGAATACCTTATATCCACGTTTCTGCCCTTCTGCCACTATCAACGGCGCTATTGTTGTTATAAATTCAGCCTGCGTCATTGTTTCTGTCCTTATTGTACTGATATGTGCTTATCCCTAACAATGCACCGAGAAACGCATCAATGGCCGTGATTGTTCCGACTATCTCTTCTCCGTAAGGCAATCCCCATATCTGCGCTATTGCAAAGTACAGTGTTGCTACCGCCGGAAGAAGTATCTGCGCTACCCATTTCAGTACATCGTAAGTCTTGTTGTTCATAATTACTCCCTTCTATGACTTCTGCGTCATCAAATCCCGTTATATCTCCGTATCTCAATCATGCGCTCTCCTAATTAGATATTCGTTTAGCATTGTCCGTGTTTCCGTGACTTTGCCGTTACACCCTAATTGATGAAGTCCATCAAGCGTAGCATACATACATTCCGTGAGCATTTCTAATTCTGCCCGTACTTCTTGGATTTTTGCTTCGGTATCGCAAGCCGTTTCTTCAAGGTGTGATTCCAGAGTGTCTAGCCGTTTATCATAGTTGGCATATATCTTGTCACGTTCATCTTGAATATTCTTTGTCAACTTGCTTTCCATATCGTCCCATTTTTGCTCTTTGTCATGTCTTGCGGTTATAGCGTGTATTATTTCCATTACTACCTTATATCCGCCCCAAAACGCCGCTATTATTCCGCCCAACTGCAAGAGCGCATTGATTGTTATTGGTTGTGTCATTTTTCCTCTCTTTCTACCCCTCTCGGATAGTTGAGGGGATTTATGACAACTGAATTACATAATAACCACTGCTATATGTCCGACCATTATAGTTAATCGACAATGTATTACCGCTAATAGAAGCAATAGGCGGTATATCAGTTCCAGTATTGGTATGGTAACTATCTGCCAGAGTCAGCACACCATTAACTAACGTATACATATCAAAATCAGGTTTTGTAAATGAAGATGTTGAGAAAAACGTCAATATGAGATATCTGTTCGCAACATTAACCGTAATGGTGTCCGTATATTTCTGATTTGTAATTTTTCTCTCTACAATACTCGGATTTAATGTACCCCCCCCACTCGACATACTTGCTCTCGCCCACATATTACGCCTCCTCGTTCGGTTCGGGTTCAACGTATGTGTCAACATAGTCGGACATTATCTTGTTGCCGTATGAATCATAAATGATAACCATAGCATGGTCATTCGTTGCCTTGATGATTGCTCCACCTCTTGCATGGTATGCCTGTTTTGCATCCTCAAGAGTGTCATACACTCCCGAAATCTTGTACTCCCATTTCTTTGATTCTGCATAACGATATGCTTCTGCCACAAAGTATTTTGTTTCCATGATTTAATCTCCTTTACTTTAATATTCTTAACTTGCAAACGTCACCGCTTGCCGCACCTGTTACTGTATAGACTATCTGTACCGATGTTCCGCTACCTGTCTTATTCATTGCGGATATTCCTATTAACTTGTTTTGACAGTACAATTCGTAGCCGTAGTTATCGTTTAGCCCCGTGAATGTTACTGTTCCACTACTTGATACTGTTGCCGTTGAAGTCCATGCGTCAAGACCACTGTTCAGTGCTGTTAATGCATTAGTGACAGTGCTGACCGATGAACCTTTTATTGACATTGAAGATATAGCCTTTGTCTGCAACGCTGATGTGTCAACGAATCCACCGAAATCATCATACTTATACACGGGACTTGCGTCTGTTCCTGTGTTGATGATTGCGATATGGCTATCGGCTGGCATCGCTACTCCTGCACCAACTACGAAATCACTTGTTGTGGTAAACGAATCTGTTACAAGCCAAAACTTATTTACATTCGCCGCTGACAGTGCTGGAAGATTTGCGAATGTAACCGCTCCGCCATAAGAGACAAGGTTCTTCTCCTGTTCGTCTATCTCTTCCTTGTTATAGTAGTCTGTCAGTGCATCCGCTACCGCTGTTCCGCTCTGTGCATGGTCCGATGTAGGGTCATATGTCTGGTCTACGGTCGGAATATCCGAACTACTTGCAAGCCCTAAATCTGCACCCGTCTGATTGCCTGATAACGTGTGTCCGTTGATGCTCGGCTGACCTGTTAAATTAGCATATAAGCCCGATGTTGCTACGGTTGCAAATCCTAATTGTGCAGCCGTCAAGTTTCCGTTCAGCTCTATTCCGTTAATCTGTGGCTTATTGGTCAAATCCGGATAGTCAGATGTACCACCGCCACCGCCACCGGATAACGTCATTTCATATTGCCACGTGGCAACTGTCGGAATGCCACCAGTCACGCATGAATATACCGCACCTTCTGACGGATTGAGGAACATATCCCCCGAATTAGCATCCTCAACACCCGAATCAGGATATACCGTCGGAAGTGCAGCCTTGCCGCTTATGCCCGTTCCTCTGTACCATTTGTTACCATTCGCGCCGTCCGTTCCATCTTCGCCGTTTGTAACATTGAATGTGGTTGTTGTGCCATCGGTGTATGTGATGGTGTAAGTGTCAACAAGTCCAGATGTTGATGTTTTAACGATGGAAGCTATCCCGTTTCCGTTCTCTCCATCTTCTCCCGGATCTCCCTTGAGTGTTCCTTGACTTACCCAGGTGTTAACCCCAGTACACTTCCACAACTCCATGTTGTCAGTGTTCAAGTATAGTGAGTCTTTATAGAATCCCTCACTTGAACTTGACGGGCCTGTTACCGCCGTACCCGTAGTGAGTACGACTTCCGACACATCGTTAATTTTCTCAATCGCATCATGGATTGAACCGCGTACATCTTCGCCATATATAGCCGATAGAATCCGCGCTAATTCAGTGCTTATGTCAGCCATTTTCTTCTCCTCTCATTTTTTATGCCCAACCGCCGTGATCGACGAAATATTTCGCTACTTCAAGAATCTTATATGTCGGGACTTCAAGATATTGGCTTCCTGATTGTGCTGCGGAATTAACCGCGCCCCAACATGAGTAGTAATTACTGTTCGTTTTTCTTGCGAATACTCCGGACCCACCAGAAGTTGAACTTGTCATGTTAAGATTGCCGCCGGACAATGATAAAGTCCCCGTACCATCGGACAATGTTCCTCTTGCCGCCTTAAGCGTTCCAGCAAATTCGCCACTATCCATGCGAACATACCCCGTTTCCATGTTCAGCTCATAGGCATCATTTTGCGCTACAAGCGTTCCTGTTGTGATGAAGTCCGCAACAAATCCACCATCCATTGTGGCAGCCGTTGTTACTGTCCAATCGTCTGCAGGAGTCTCTCGTTCAAGGTAAGCCAAGCCGCCAAGATTCCACCGCCAACACTTTGTGGCTTGAGTGTAGTCGATGTTATTAGCGATTCTTAACTCGGTTATCTGATCGTTTGCGTTTGTTTCAAACGTGACATATCCACCATCAACCCCGTTCAGTATCTCAAGCGCATTTTTCCGCGCCGCATCCAAGATTGAAGCTTTGCTCGGTATATTCTTGACCGCTTCTGTGGTCTGTTGTGCCTGACTTGTTATTGTCCGCCCGGTTCGCACATAACCGCTTAATGTGATGCTGTTCTTGTCGATATTCTGAATATCTCTCTTTATTTGCGTGAGATATAACCACTGATCTACTGCGAATGGCTGTGCAATTATCCGAACCGAATCGCCTATCGTGATCTCGTCCACACTCTCAACCGCCGACAAGTCCACCGCCTCAACTTCCATCGTGAGCTGTGGCTGTGAGTATCTGGTCAAGTATGCCGCCGCCAATGCGTTAAGCGTGTTAACATCCGTCACTCCGTCAAATACAACCGCTTTTGCGTGTCTGCCGTATATATTGACCGAATCGGTATTTGTTATGGTTGTGCCTTGTAATTTAGCCGAATAACCTTCGTAGACCTCACTATCAAGGTCATCCCCGTATGGTGTGAGTACGTTAACAAGGTTGCTATAATCGGATTCTTTGACGTAATCCAACAGATTGTAGCCGTATTCAATCGGCTGTGTTGTTTGACTACCATAGTCAGCAAGCCGAACTATATCAATGTATCTTGTAACTACTCCCCCGGAAGTGACACGTCTTACTCTGATATATCCCGTTGTTGTTCCTGCTTGACAGATACATTTTCGCAAACTCTCAAGAATGCTTTCTTCGTATTCGGTCTGCCATGTGCAATTATCGGAGCTGTTAACATTTGTGATATATCCGACCGCAAATTGTCTCTCCGCTGACCGACTTGCATTATATGCCCCGATTACGGTTTGAAAACGCTGCGCGAATGTCTCATTTGTGATAAGAGCCGGAGTTAAGTATTCATCCGCAAGCCATGCCAGATCCTCAAGGCAATACACGCTTGCTATCTTCGCAAAATCTGTATCAATATTGCGAATCTCTCCGCGCCATACCTCAACATTGTCTTTCAGAATCGTCACAAGCGCACCCTGGGTTAACTCTGAATAGAGCGGATTCTGCGGCGGAACTTTGAAAGTAAACTCTCCGGCAAGCCCTACCTCTTCATTCAATTCGGTATCATATATAACCGCATCTTCTGATGCCGGATAATAAAGGACTTTCGCCCCTAAATTGACTTGATACATTATAGTGAGCCACTCCTATATACTATCTGCACCTTCGCATCTCCCGTGAATGTCAATGCAACGTCAGCATCTCCACCAACAAGAATTGACGGGATTTTGTTTGTTCCTGTGGTTAACGTGTATGTTTGACCGCCATAGTCAAGTGTAAGTGTTCCCGATAAGTCAGATACAACTATTTCGGGAGAAGTCGGCATATACCCTGCCGGAATGGTTATTGTTTCCGTTCCGCTGATCGTTACCGCACCGATGTAGGTTATGATTCCCGTCTCGAAATTAAACGGATCCCAGAGCCAAGGTTCAGCCGATGTTGTTAGGCTGTATTTGTATGGTTCAGCGTTTGGAATATCAACAACGAACTTTCCAAGATTAAGAACTGAATTGAAGTCCTTTATGTCAACTCTGCCGCGCCAATAATAAGATTTATCGTTGTCGAAAGTTATATGACAAATCTTGCCGTTAATCTCATTGCGTAAGGTGGAAATAACACTATCCCAAGTGACTTTATTCCTTCTTCCTGCGAGATTTATCTTGATCGGACGGCTTTTATAAATCTGCCTACCCGAAACCGCCTCGGATAAATCAAGCAACCCATTTCGCCCCGGTATTTCGATATATCTCACTTGTTGCTCCGGTGCTCCGATACAATTAGTATTCGTTATATACAAACCCCAATCATCGTATGAGTGATAAGATTTATTTGTTGATTCAACCGTGATTTTGACACCATTGAATAAGTCAACTCTGCTCATCTATTGCCACC